TATGCATCTGCATTTGACAGAATCAACGTTCGTCGTCTGTTCCTCCTATGTGAGAAGGTTATCTCTGATACCGCAAAGGCACTACTATTCGAGTTCAACGACGCAACCTCAAGATCAAACTTTGTTAACTCTGTTGAACCATTCCTCAGAAATATTCAGGCAAGAAGAGGTGTACAAGACTTCCTAGTTAAGTGTGACGCTGAAAACAACCCAGATGATTCAGTTGACAGAGGAGAACTTTATGCTGAAGTTTACATCAAACCAACCCGCACCATCAACTACATTACCCTAACGTTTGTAGCAACCAAGAGTGGTGTATCGTTCGATGAAGTAGCATCGTAATTTTTTCATAAACATCACTAACAGGAGGAACATCTAATGGCTAACGCACCAACTCAATCAAGAGCATTAATCACCGACTTTATGGGTGGAGTCCAGCAGGACTTTGCCCGCCCTAATTTATTCCAAGTTGACATCGATTTCCCTGGCGCTGCAGGCAACAGAATTGGTCTTACCAATGCTGCTGATCTTCAGAGACTTGGCACTCTAACAGTTAAGGCAACAACTCTTCCCGCTTCTACAGTGGGTGTAGTTGAAGTTCCTTTCCGTGGAAGAATGCTAAAGATCGCTGGTGATCGTACTTTCGAACCATGGTCATTCACTGTTCAGAATGACACCTACCACAGTCTAAGAAATGCATTCCTTCAGTGGATGGATGCAATCCAAATTCACGAAGAGAACGCAACCAGAATTGGATGGGGCGATGCAACCAATCCTAATTACCTAAACTACATGGCAAACATGAGAGTTTCTCAACTTGACCGTAGAGGTAATGTCATCCAAACCTATCTAATGGCGGACTGCTGGCCATCAAACGTTTCTGCAATCGACGTTGATTTCGGAAGCAATGATGCAATTGAGGAGTTTACAGTTGAGTGGCAGGTTCAATACTGGTATCTTGCTGGTCAGGATCTTGCTAACGATATTAACTCCAACGCTATCAACCCAATTTATCCTATTTGATCTTGACTAAATAGTTTAGGATCACTCTTCAGATAGATTATAAAATGGCACAGTTATTTGGATATTCAATCGAAAGAGCTAAGAAGGTCCCTAAGGGGCCTTCTTTTGTTCAAAAAGATAACCAAGATGGCGCAACTCCCATCGTTGCTGGCGGTCATTACGGCTACTATGTCGATATTGATGGTCAGGTTAAAAACGAATGGGAGTTAATTACTCGCTATCGAGATATGATCTTACAACCAGAGTGCGACTCTGCTGTTGATGATGTTATTAATGAAGCAATTTGTGGCAACTACAATGATGTGCCAATTGAAATTAATCTAGAAAATTTGAAGGGTGTCAGTGAAAAGGTCAAAAAACTGATTAGAGAAAACTTTGATTACGTTTTAGAACTACTAGATTTTGAAAACAAATCTTATGAGATCTTCCGTCGTTGGTACGTTGATGGAAGACTATTCTATCATAAAGTTATTGATCCCAAAAATCCAACAGAAGGTATTCTTGAACTCCGCTATGTGGATCCGAGAAAGATTCGCAAAGTTAAAGAGATTGAGAATAGACCAGTAAGAAACGATCCTAATAATCCAGAAGAACCGTTCATGCAAAAGACGGTTGAGTATTTCGTTTATAACGGAAAGGGTTTGAAGGTCGGTGATACTAACGGTATCAAGATTGCTCCAGATGCAGTTACCTATGTGCATTCTGGCATCTTTGATATGAACAAAAACATGGTGCTTTCGCATCTACATAAAGCAATCAAAGCGGTGAACCAACTCCGCATGATTGAAGATTCTTTGGTTATTTACCGTCTATCGCGTGCTCCTGAGCGTAGAATTTTCTACATCGATGTCGGTAATCTACCTAAAATTAAGGCAGAGCAATATCTCCGCGAGGTTATGTCTCGCTATAGAAATAAATTAGTATATGATGCTAATACTGGAGAGATCAAAGATGATCGCAAATTTATGTCGATGCTTGAGGACTTTTGGTTGCCTCGTCGTGAGGGTGGTAGAGGAACGGAAATTACTACTCTCCCTGGCGGTCAAAATTTGGGAGAACTGGAGGATGTCAAGTATTTCCAAAGGAAACTCTATAAAGCATTGAATGTTCCTTCTTCAAGATTGGAAACTGAAACTACATTTAATATCGGTCGTTCTACAGAAATTACAAGAGACGAACTTAAGTTCCAGAAATTTATTAACCGTCTCCGCAAGCGTTTCTCAGATTTATTCCACGATATTTTAAAAACTCAGTTGCTTCTGACTGGAGTAATTACTCTTGAAGATTGGGATCAAATCAAAAATCATATCCAATATGATTTCATTGCAGACAACTACTTCAATGAACTCAAGAACATGGAGATGATGAACGAGAGAATGAATCTCGTTGCAACCATGGATCCTTTTGTCGGTAAATATTTCTCTATCGAACAAATCCGCCGCAATGTTCTTAAGCAGTCCGAAGAGGAGTTTAAGGACATTGATAAGCAGATTGAAAAGGAAATGGAAGAAGGAAAGATCGTTGATCCTAATGCAATGATGGATCCTGCTATGGCAGGTGATCCAAATGCAATGCCAGCTGATGCAGCGGCAGGTGCTCTACCACCAGAACAAGGGGGCGGTGCGGAGATCGGTGAAAGCGGTGTTGAACCAGATCCCAGAGATTTGAAAAAAGCAGAATTCTAAATAATAGTATAAATACGGAGATTTATGATGTCTAGTCAAATTTTTGATAGTATCTTCACTAAAGATAATGCTGCTACGTTAGACCATACCAAAGAGGTTCTTCAACAGAAAGCTCTGGAAATGGTACAACAAAGAAAGCATGATTTAGCAAACCAACTATTCTTTTCACAACAACAAGAGGAGGACTCTGAAGGATGATGAAACTCATTACGGAGAATATCGAAGAGATTCAGGTTTTAACCGAAGAGTCTGATTCAGGTAAAAAATCTCATTTTATTGAGGGCGTTTTTCTTCAGGGTAATCTGAAGAACAGAAACAATAGATACTACGACGTAGATATCCTAGAGCGCGAAGTTGCTAAATATAATGAGAGTTTTGTTGAAAAAGGCAGAGCTCTTGGGGAACTCGGACATCCCGATGGTCCTATTATCAACCTTGACAGAGTTTCACACAAGATTGTTTCCCTCAGAAAAGAAGGAAATAATTTTATTGGAAAGGCAAAACTTCTTGAAACCCCTATGGGCAAGATTGCCAAGAACCTTCTTGATGAAGGCGTCAAACTTGGCGTTTCTTCTAGAGGTCTAGGTTCCTTAACTGTTAAGGATGGTGTTAATTATGTTGGTGAGGATTTTATGTTGGCAACTGCTGCTGACATTGTAGCGGACCCTTCTGCTCCCGACGCATTTGTTGAGGGCATTATGGAAGGTAAAGAGTGGGTATGGGAAAGTGGCGTTTTGAGAGAAGTTGAACTCCAAAGAATTAAAGAATCAATCGATAATTCTGCTGGTCTCCAGCTCCAGGAAAGAAAACTTGCCGCGTTTTCACACTTCCTTAATTCTCTCTAAATCATTTAATATATAAATAATTACAAGAAATTCCGTAAATTAAGACAGGAGACCGTTCAAATGTCAAAAGATGTTGAAAACATGGATACTTCTCTAGAGGAGAATGTGGTCACCAAAGGTGCCGCAGCCGCTGAGAGATCCGACCTCAAAAATGAGGCAGAAGAAATTGGTGGACCAGACGTTAAAACTGCAAAGCCAGATGATACCGAGTCCATCGGTAAAAAGGTTGCTGCAAAAATGAAGAAAGCAGCTGCACCTACTACCAAACCTTCTGATGCTTCTGCTAAGCTTCCTGAAGAAACCGAAGTAGAAGGAGATGTCATCGATGAAGAAACCGAAGAAACTCTTCAGTATTCATTCAACGAGGATCTTGACGCTCTTGTATCTGGTTCAGAACTTACAGAAGAATTCAGAGACAAAGCAAAGTTGATCTTTGAAGCAGCACTTACTGCAAAGGTCAATGAGGAAGTTGCTATCATGAGCGAAGCATATGAGCAAGCTTATGCTGAAGCAGTTTCCGAACTCAGAACAGAATTGTCCGAACAAATCGATTCATACCTAACTTTTGTAGCAGAGAAGTGGGTTGAAGAGAATGCTCTCGCAATTGACAACGGCATTAAAGCCGAAATTGCTGAGAACGTAATGAACGGACTAAAGAATCTCTTCGTAGAGAACAACCTAGATGTTCCAGAAGAGAAGTACGACCTAGTTGATGATATGGTCGAAAAACTCGACGAGATGGAAGCGAAGCTCAATGAGCAGATCGAAGTCAACGTTGAGATGCATAAGAAACTTGGTGGTTATATTAAGTATGGGATTGTGAGCGAAGTTTCTGTTGGACTTGCTGAAACACAAAAGGATAAACTACAAAGTCTATCTGAAGGTGTTGAGTTCACTACTGAGGAAGATTTTAGAAATAAAATCGAAACCCTCAAAGAGTCATATTTTTCTAAGACAGCACCTGCTGCCGTAGAAGATGCTCCCGTGGAACAGCCTGCTGTTGGAGATGCAATGTCGGCATATATGTCGGCAATTTCCCGCTGGTCCTCAAAACAAGCTTGATTATAAATAATTAAGCGTACTTTAACTATTACCCTATTTTTTCGGAGAAAAGCAAATGTTTCTATCAGAGCAATTGCAGGAAAAGTGGGCACCCATTCTTGAGCACAGAGATGCTGAACCTATTCAGGATTCTTACAAGAAGGCTGTCACTTCAGTCCTGCTAGAAAACCAAGAGAAATTCCTTCGTGAAGAGCGTGGCATCCTCAATGAGGCTGCTCCTACCAACTCACTCGGCGGCACTGGTTTCTCAGGTGGTTCGACCGCTACTGGTCCTGTTGCTGGTTTTGACCCTGTTCTAATCAGCCTAATTCGTCGTTCGATGCCTAAGCTAATTGCTTATGACATC